AACCTGCTTCCAACCCACGGTAGGGGGAAAGTAGATGTGAGAGCCCGATGCCCTTGGTTGTGAGTACTTCATCTTGCTTTTGGGAAGCAAGAGCCTCACCCGGTTGAAGCCGGTTTCCTGGCCTTGTACGTCAAAGTACGGGAGTTTGATACTCCATTCACGCGTATGACCTAGCGTTGCATAGGTCTCATCGGGATCCAGTAGCCGTAGGCCTAAGGCGGACTCGTCGGCCGGCGTAAAGCCCCTTGCCGCCAAGAAGTCTTGATATAATGTCTCTGGTTGTGTGGTCTGCGCTGCAAAGCCGCTCACTGACATAGCCTTAACCCCCTGTCACATGGTAATTGCAGTTGCCGTGACTTGTAAGGCCTACCCGAGTGGTAGGCCTTCTTTTTTTCCTGTCAAACATCAACAAAAGCCTTACAAAAGTGTCTTTTTTGGTGTAAAGCAACCCCACCCAAAGAAGGGGTCACCCCACGGTTGGTAGCTCATTATACCTGTCACCGCCATGGGGTGGCGTAACAAATTTGCGGGGCTCAAGTCTTGAGAAACGAAAGTATTCAGTTTTGCAAGACTGTAACGCAATTCTTAAAACGCAAGTACAGAATTGTAAAATTTTTGCAAAAAGCCGTTTACAACTCACGAGATCGACCTATAATGCCCTTACAGCAACAAACTTCAGATTGCTGTATCAACCTTAACTGACCTTTGAAAGGAAACGCAAAATGGCACACATGATCGCAACCACCTCCACCGGCAAAGCAGCCATGGCTTATGTTGGTGACACCCCTTGGCATGGACTGGGCCAGCGGCTGACGCAGGATAGCCCCATCGAAACCTGGGCAACCGAGTCTGGCCTGGACTTTAAGCTGGCAACGGCTACAGTCAACTTTGACATTCCGCCTTCGGCGTGGAACGGCCAGCGCAGCGAGAAAGTTGCCTACCATGGCAAGAAGGTGATGTACCGCACAGATAGCAATGCCCCTCTTGGCCTGGTGTCCAACAGCTACAAGATCGTTCAGCCGATCGAGGTTCTGGAATTCTTCCGCGACATGGTCGGCACGATAGCCCACTTGGAAACAGCCGGCGTTCTTCGCAACGGCGCTCACTACTGGGCACTGGCCCGCATGGATGGCGAGTTCGCCGTTGCCGGCGACAAGGTCAACCAATATCTCCTATTGGCCAGTAGCTGCGATGGCTCTTTGGCCACTCAGGCACGGCTCACCCCCGTCCGCGTTGTGTGCAACAACACCATGCAGATTGCAATTGGCGCCGGCATGCAAAGCGTAGTCCAAGTGCGCCACAACAGCATCTTTGATCCGGCATCGGTCAAGTCGCGGCTCGGCGAATTCAACGACGCTTTCAAAACCTTCGAGCAAACCGCCAAGGTCCTGGCCGGCATCAAGCTCAGCTCCGCCCAGGCACAGAACGTCTTCACCAAGATCCTTGGCGGCGACGAGAAAAAGCCTTCCCGTGCTGCGGCCCGGGCACTGGCCCTCTTCGAAGGCGCCGGCATCGGTGCGGAGTTGGAATCGGCCAAAGGCACCGCATGGGGCGCACTCAACGCCGTTACCCAATTGCTGGATTGGGAAACCGCTCGTACCGACGACGCTCGGCTGGCCAACGCCTGGTTCGGCGGCGGCGTCAACGTTAAGGCCAAAGTTGCCGAAGAGCTCCTGGCGCTGGCTTGATGTATAATTCACGGGAGGCTAGACCCCTAGCCTCTCCATCTTTGACTTTTGAAAGGTAGACCATCATGGCACAGACAGTTACCATCTCTCGGCCTCATCTGGAGGCACTCTTCAATGCAATCGAGGCCTTTGAAGAATACGCCGCCCAGGCCAGCATCAAGTCCTGCAAGCAGGTCAACGACTTTGACGCGTACTTGGAAGCTCGCCGCCCTATGCTCGAGCTTATGTTCACGCTTAAGTACGCCGTCGAGTTTGGCTTGTCGCCTGAGATTGCCATCGTAAACCGCACCACCGTGGAGGCCTAAGATCATGGACAACGCAACGTATGTAATGACCATGGATGGCGCCCGAGGCCCTTGGCTGATTTGCGGATACCGCAACGGCTGGTGCGTTCAGCGCGCTTTGCTTGGCACCGCAAAAAAGTATTGCCGCACAACCGTGCCTCGCACTGAGTATCTCAACGGCAAAGGCAAAGTGTCCCGCCAGAGGTATGAGTTTGCGACCGTAGCAGACGCGCAAAAAGCTATCAGCACAAATGTTTACGTTCTCACCGTGGAGGCCTAAGATCATGGACAACGCGACGTATGTGATGACCATGGATGGCGTTGAGCTTGACTGCGAGTTTGAGTTTGACGCCGGTCAAGCCGAGACAAGGACGGACCCGGGCTTTCCGCCTACGGCATACCTGATCCTCGCCCGTGTCAATGGGGTTAACATCCTGGACTTGCTCAAAGATGGCGTTGTCCAATCTTTGGAAGAACGTGCCGTTGACGTGCATTTCAACTAGATGTATAATGCGTCTCAGCAGCAATCAACACCCGATTGCTGCAACTTGTCCTACACGTCACCGTTGATTTTTGAAAGGTACCCGGCCATGAATGTCTTCTATCTGCATCACCTGCCAATGTTGGCAGCAACGTATCACTGCGACAAGCATGTCGGCAAAATGCTTATCGAAACATGCCAGTTGCTGGCCACCGCGCATCACGAGCATGGCAACGGCCACCGTGTATCCTATCGCCCCACGCATCGCAATCATCCTTCGGCCATCTGGGCTCGGCAGTCCCGGTTGCACTATGACTGGCTCAGCGATCTTGCACGCGGCCTGGCCCGGCAATTCTACTGGCGGTACAAGCATCACCATAAGTCGTACGGCGTATGGCTTGCCGAGCTTATGTATGCACCACCGGCAATGCAAGACTTACCCCTGCTGTGGTCGCCTCCACCTCTGGCAATGCCTGACGAGTACAAGTCCAGTGACCACATTCAATCCTACCGTCGGTACTATGCAAGCAAGGCCGCAAGCTTTCCCCTTGTGTATTACAAAGGCGCAAAGCCGCAGCCCGATTGGCTGCAAGATCTTCTCAAAGCACAGCCACCACAGCCGGCCGTGCCTACAACTACGGAGCTCGTCGCAGCATGACAACAGACATTTACACCCAGGTTGGTGAGTTTCGCCGTAAGATGGCTTTGCCGATTGGCATGGCGCCGCAGTTTCTCGGTGCTGCCGAGACCAGCTACTTTGCGCGGTTCATCTTAGAGGAGCTCAGCGAATATCTTCGCGCAACAGAGGAAGGTCTACTCATCGACGCCGCCGATGCACTCGTAGACCTCGTCTACGTTACCCTAGGCTGTGCCCATGCCATGGGACTACCGTTCAATGAAATGTTTGCCGCCGTGCATAAGGCTAACATGCAAAAGCAACCGGCAAACCAGTTTGTGCGCTCACAACGCGGTTCCCAGTATGACGTGGTCAAGCCTTTCGGCTGGATTGGGCCTGAGGATGACATTGCACGACTGATCAGAGAATCACACGAACGGTACCTTGTAACCAATAAAATGAACGCATCATGAACATCAAAGACCTTATCGATGAGTACGTCAAAGTCAAGGCTCACCGTGAGCAACTGACCGACGACGTTCGCAAGGCCAATAACAAACTTGGCGAGCTTGAAAAAGACATCATGGATCTGATGAGTAAGGCCGGCATTACGCAGGCCGCCTCTGACAAGGCCTCACTGTCTATGAAGCTCAAACAACACCCCGCCATCAACGATTGGAAAGCCTTTTATGGCTACGTCGCTGAGACGGGGCAATTCGAATTGCTGCATAAGCGGCTTTCTTCAACGGCATTTCGTGAGCGCTGGGATGCCGGTGAAGCCATTCCTGGGACCTCCATCAGTGAGGTCTGGGAGCTTAGCGTTTATCGTAAATGACTTTCATGTCCACACGTCATATAGGAGTTAACATGTCAAAAAATCAAGTCGCCTTGTTTGAGGATGAGCTGGCCAAGATGGCCATGGAATCGGTTAAGGCGGAGCAGTCAGGCCTTGGGGCCACATTTCTATCCACCAAGAGTGGTGTGATGACCTACCGCGGCAATCCTATTACCAACAACAAATTGCAGTGCGTTATTTTGAACGCCCCCATTGAGCGGTTGTACTACGACACCAGGTACGATCCTACTAAGTTGGTGGGGCCTAAATGCTTTGGCATTGCAACCTTGGCTACGGGTATGCGCCCATCTGACCGCGCAGAAGGCAAGCAACATGACACCTGCGAAGGCTGCCCTAAGAATGAGTGGGGCTCCGCAACCAATGGTGGCAAAGGTAAAGCCTGCAGGGAAACGCGCCGCATGTTGCTCATCCCGGCCGATAGCATCGATACGCCCGAGGCGGTCAAGGCTGCCGAGGTCGCCGCACTTCGTCCTCCTGTTACCAGTCTGAAGAACTACGCCAATTATGTGCAAACGGTTGCAATGACGTTGAAGCGTCCGCCCGTTGCGGTGATAACCGAGATCGCTGTTGTGCCCGACGCCAAGACGCAGTTCAAGGTAACCTTTACCTTGATTAAGGCAATTGAGAATGGCGATGTGATTCGCGCGCTGATGGAGCGTGCCGAGGCTGAAACCCAGCGTGCCATTGACACCGTAGGTGTTGTGGTGGATGAAGAATCGGAGCAAGCCGCGGCACCGGCAACTAGCAACAAGTACTAACCCCTTGTTATGATGCGCCTACTTATGCTATAGCAATGGTGTAAGTAGGCATCTTTGATTTTTGAAAGGACACAGCAGTATGCAACAACTCACATGCACGCATTGCAATAACTTTTTCTCGCGCTTTGTCTGCAGCGCAAGATCACACGGCGAATGCGACTGTCCCAAATGCCAAGGTTATTGCACTTGCGCTGCGCAAGACGGCAAATTGCCTGACCAACAAAGCTATAGTGAAGAGCTTCAGCATGCGCGTCACAACAGTTAATCTTACTCTTGCAGAATTGCAAGATGCACTGCGCGAGTATTGCGCACACCGTTGTATTGAGCCCGATGTTGTTAGCATCACAAGCTATGACAAATACATTGTGGTTGAGCTTGTGCCTAATGGCCTAGTCACATGCAATGAGTTTAGTCATCGCGCAAGCCCGGAGTAATTACAACCATGCAATCATTACGCGCAACAATGTCGCGGCAGCGGCCTACAAGTATGCAACGCATGCAACTTACGCGTGAACAGCGTATGCTTATTGAGACCGAAGCTTTAGACATTTTTACCACCATGACCAATGGAGGTTGCACCTTGCAACAAACATTGGCCGCAGTATTTTTAAGCGGTATGAATGCCGCAATGCATTGTAAAGAGGAACAGCGATGACAAATCTTCAAAAGCTTGCGTTGTTAAGTGATTTGTATGACGCGCAAAGCCGTATGACTCGTTGGATGTATAGCGCCATTGAAGGCGGCGGTGACGCGTCATACGTGTGGCGTTGCTTGTTTATGTGGGTTGAAGTAAAAGATGAGCGGGATGAGTTGTGGAAAAAAATAGGAGACCATTACTTCAATGCTGTGATGTTGCGCGAAGGCAAAAAGCCATGACCGACCGCGAGATCATGCAGAAGGCGCTGGAGGCGCTGGAGTGGAACTTGCCGGTGATCGAGGACTATGGCGATCACGAACAACTTAATAGGCAACACCGAGCCATCACCGCCCTGCGCGAGAGGCTGGCGCAACCGGAGCCGGTCATCGACAAAGCGGCCGCGATCCGCATCGCTACGGTGCTGGGATGGGAGCCGCCCCGAGAGGAGCAGGAGCAGGAGCCGACGGTTAAATGGGACGCCTCTGCCCCGCTGGTAGTGCACCCGCATCCTGCTTTTCAAGCCACCCTTGTTGCTGAGCAAGAACGTAAGCGGTGGCACAAAGCGGGGGCCAGAGCAATCCGGATGGCTATAAACATCGAGCGTGAGGCGTGTGCGAAGGTGTGTGATGAACTTGCTGCGCGGGACAAGCTGTCGAACTACTACGCTGTCGCGGCCAAGGCCATACGAGCAAGGGGGCAAGGATGACCCGCGACGAGATCAACCGCTTGATCCAAGACAACGGCCTGTTCCACGGCACTGTGAGCATCGGCGCGATCATGGACATGAATCATCTGGAGCGCCTTGTTGCTCTTGTCGCTGCTGCCGAGCGTGAGGCGTGTGCTTGCACTGTCGCATCAATTGCTGGAGACGATCAGTACCGCTGGGCGGCAGACGCAATCCGCGCAAGGGGTGAAACGCGGTTGTTTGATGATTGGGGCGGCGGGTTTCCTTATAAGCAAAAAGCGTGGAATGGTTTAACAGAGTCACAAGTCATGGACTTTTGTAAAGAAGCGCGACAAATAGGCGTGCATTCATTGCTATGGAAAGTCAACAATTTGCTTAAGCAGCAAAACACATGAAGTGTCCGCTCTGTCAAGCGCCTACCGACATCAAAGAAACGCGGCAAATTGATGGTACAGTATCACGACGCCGTGAATGCTATAACATGCATGTCTTTTCAACGCGTGAGATTATAGTTAAGCCCCCACGGCCTAAGCGTATTTACAACCTGCAAGCAAACAAACCTACACGCACATGAAGCCTATTTTTCTTGATTTTGAAACCGAGGCCATTGGTCCACGGCCTGCCTACCCACCTCGACCTGTCGGATTGGCCCTCTATGACCCGGAAGATCAGTACCCCAATGGTTACCATGCCTTTGGACATTTAAGTGGCAACAACACCACGGAGCGTACCGTCCGTGCTATGCTTGAATTGATCTATGAAGGTGATAGAGAGATTTGCTTTCATAATGCAATGTTTGATCTTGACGTTGCAGAAACGCATTTTGATCTGCCTATGCCTGAACATTACCGCGTGCATGACACGTTGATACTGGCTTTTTTGCATAATCCACATGTGCAATCTTTGTCATTAAAAGACTTGGTTGTAACGTATGGGTTGGCAGAGCCTACCGAACGTGATGAATTGCGCGACTGGATTATTGCCAACGTTGATGAGGCAAGGCGCAAAAAATCAACTTGGGGTGCCTATATTAGCCGAGGCCCCGCGGATTTGGTAGGCCAATACGCAAAGGCCGACGTGCGGCTTACCGCTTTGCTTTATGAGCACTTGGTGGCAGAGGTTTTACCTGCTCAACAAGAGCCTTATTCTCGCGAGATTGAGCTAATTCCAATGTTGCTTGAAAACTCGCGGTTAGGCGTACGGGTTGACCGTGATGGGCTTGAAAAAGCAAAGCAACAAGCAATAGTAGATATTGAAAAGTGTAATGTTTGGGTCCGTGCATTGTTAGAGTCTCCTGAGTTAAATGTTGACAGCGATCGGCAGCTTGTCGATAGTATTTATCCCACGGAGTATTGGGATAAAACAAATGGTTGGCCTGCAACGGATAAAGGCTCGCCTAAGGCCGATAAGGAAACATTGGAAGAAATCATCACACATCCGGAGTTAAAAGGTGTCCTACGTTATAGAGCCAACTTATCAACATGCTTGTCAACTTTCATTGAGCCCTGGCTGGAAGCTTCTGCATCTACAGGTCGAATCTACACAAACTGGAACAGTGTACGAGGTGAACGTGGCGGGACCCGCACCGGGCGGCTCTCATCAACCCCCAACTTTCAAAATGCGCCTATTCGTTACCCAAAAATTGTGTCCGGTGGGGCCACTGCCGGCATGGGAAGAAACGAAATCATCTTGCCCGCAAACTTAGACGTTGCCCCGCTACCGCTTATTCGTAGCTTTATTCTTCCGGATGAAGGCCATAAGCTGGTGGCATGCGACTTTAACGCACAGGAGCTACGCATCTTTGCGCATTTTGAAGGCGGCAATCTTATGCAACAGTATCAACAAGACGCACGTGCTGATTTGCATACCTATGCTGCAAAATTGATGTCACAGGCCGCGGGTCAAGAAGTATCGCGCACATACTCAAAAGGCGTGTCGTTTGCAATTTTGTATGGCGCGGGGCCACAAAAGATTAGCGAAATGCTTGAGATTAGCTACGAGCTGGCTAAAACATTGATGGATGCATATACGTCGGCCGTAGCGCCGGGTCTCAAAACTATGCAATCTGTCATGCGAACGCGCTACAAACTTGGCCAACCTATTAAAACACTAGGCAATCGTCTGGTCAAAATGGAGCCGCCCAAAATCATCAATGGTAGATTGCGAGAATTTGATTACAAAGGCGTCAATTTGCTTATTCAAGGTTCAGCTGCGGATCAGGCCAAGGCCGCGATGTTGCTGTATCAAACAAAGCGCATAGGTAGTAGGCTGCTGCTTAGCGTGCATGATGAGTTGGTAATTTCAACGCCAATAGAATATGTGGAGCGTGAAGCGCAAACGCTAATGTGGTCTATGTGCAATGCGTTGCAAATGGATGTGCCTATGGTCTCTGACTATAAAGTCGGTGACACATATCAAGAAACCAAGTAAAGGAGTATTTTGTATGGAAAAGCAAGACTACGTTGTTATTGGCATAACGGTTGTTATGCTTGCTGTGGCCGTTATCACTGTTATGTTTGACGTATTTGTGTGGAGGCCTTAAGCATGATAGACTACGCCGCGCCAATGCTATTGGCAGAAAAGCATTTACGTCAAGCGTATGAGGCATTGATTCAACGCGACTTTACGCGAGGTAAAGAAGAATTGCTTAACGCAATTACCGAAGCACGATTGGCGTACAACGCTGCCACGCATATTGAAGCCTCGCAACAGGAGGAAAAGTAATGGGATTTTCAAACTCATCCATTAAAACGTACGAGCAATGCCCATATAAATACAAACTTACACGCATTGAGCATCGTCATGAGCCGGTAGGCGACGCCGCGGAGCGTGGTAAGCTTATCCATAGTGAATTTGAGCATGCAATTATGGGTCTTGGCATGCTGCCTGATACTTACAAGTATTGGCTTGACTACATTCAGGCGTTGTCTAACTTAAATACGCAATGCGAGGTTGAGTTTGCAATAACGCGAGATTGGGCACCTTGCGACTTTAAAGACCCGTCATATTGGGTTAGAGGCATTTACGACGCGGTATGGCATAAGGATGACCGCGCCCATGTACTGGATTGGAAATCAGGCAAAGAACGCGACTATAGCGATCAGCTTAAGCTATACGCTACAATCATTTTGGCATGCAACCCCACAATCGACTACGTCACAACTGAAATATGCTACATAGATTTGAACAAACGCGCGCCGAATGAGTCTTATACTCGCTCAGCGTTGCCAATTCTAAAAGCCTGGCTTACGTCAAGAATTGCAAAGATTGAAAGTGATGATATTTTTGCGCCAAAGCCTGACTATGGCTGTAGATGGTGCCACTTTAGAAAAGACAATGGCGGGCCTTGCCAATGGTAACTAAGGTTGTCCTTGAACGCGATCTTGAGCGTTACTTTTCTGCGCAATGCAAAAAGCATAACTTGCTTACATTGAAGTTGCATGTGCGATTTGCTCGAGGCTGGCCCGATCGTATCGTAGCCTTGGAAAACGGCGAGGTGCTTTGGGTTGAGCTAAAACGTCCCGGTGGCGTGGTATCAGAATTGCAGCGTAAGGTGCATAATGATCTTGCCCGGCGTGGCCACAACGTGTACGTGGTCTATTCAAAGGAGGACATTGATCGTGTTTTGGGAACCACATGAATATCAAAAAGAAGCCGTAAAGTTTCTTGTTTCAAAAGGCTCCGGCGCATTATGGCTAGATCCCGGCCTTGGCAAAACCGCCATTGTGTTATCGGCATTTCGCACGCTGCGGCTTAAAAACCTGGTTAAGAAAATGTTGGTACTTGCGCCTCTTAGACCCGCCCATGGCGTATGGCCTGTTGAGGTTAAAAAGTGGGAGCAATTTGCAGGCTTTTCCGTTGGTGTGCTACACGGTGGCAATAAGGCAAAAGTCCTAAAACAGCAGCACGACATTTACGTTATCAACTACGAAGGCTTGCAGTGGTTATCATCACAGCTTAACGGTAAGCCGTGGCCGTTTGAAATTCTTACTGTAGATGAAATTAGCTACATGAAAAATACGCAAACGCAGCGGTTTAAGTGCATTAAGCCTTTATTAAATAAGTTTGATCGCCGCTGGGGCCTTACTGGCTCACCTGCGCCAAATAGTTTGCTTGACATCTTTGGCCCACAGTTGGTAATTGACCAAGGCGCAACGTTTGGGCCTTTCGTGTCCCGCTTTAGACAGGAGTACTTTTACCCCTCAGGCTATGGCGGGTATGAGTGGAAGTTGCAGGCCGATGGGGAGCAAAGAATTTACGAAAAGCTCGAAGGCAAAGTGCTGCGTATGGCGGCGCTGGACCATCTAGATTTGCCCGAGCTAACTTACAACGACGTGTATGTAGATCTACCCCCGGCAGCAAGAAAGATCTACAAAGCCTTTGAGGATAACTTGACTATTGAGTTGGATTCGGGTAACGTAACGGCCGTTAACGCCGCCGTTGCCGTTATGAAAGGCCAGCAAATTGCCAACGGTGGGTCTTACCTAGATGACGACGGCTCGGGCTTAGGCCGCATTACCACGCATGTGCATGATGCAAAAACAGAAGCCGTGCTTGAGCTGGTCGAAGAACTGTCCGGGCAACCCTGCATCATTGGCTATCACTTTGGACATGACCTTGACCGCCTGCAAGCCGCCTTTCCAAATGCGCCTATCATTGGCAGCGGCGTGATTGGGCCTAGGCTGGACAAGATCATCAATGACTGGAACGCAGGACAAATACCCGTGTTACTTGCACATCCCATGTCTGCAGGCCACGGGCTTAATTTGCAAGGCTCAGGCCATGCAGTTATATGGTATTCTTTGACTTGGAGTCTTGAAATCTACGAGCAGTTTATTCGTAGGCTTTGGCGGCAAGGGCAAAAGAATCGTATTGTCGTGCATCACGTAATTGCACGTGACACGGTGGATGAGGCCATCATGCTGGCGGTAAAACGCAAAGACAAGACACAGCAAAAGCTGCTTAATGCTGTGCGTGATTACATACATCGTGATACAATGGTTCCCGTTGATGTTTGAAAGGTATCCACAACATGCACCATCATTTACCAGGAGTTACACATGTCTGAAGAAAAGAAGACCCGTCGTCGTGCACGCAAAACGTCCATCATCAAAGTGTTGGTTGAAAACAACCCAAAGCGTAAAGGCACTTTGGCATACACACGCTTTGATCTGTACCGCTCCGGTATGACCGTTGCAGAATACATTGCTGCAGGCGGCCGCACGGGCGACGTCAATCACGACGTAACTGAAGGCTACATTGAGCTACAAGCGGCATGAGAATTCTTATTACCGGCGTCACCGAGACGCATAACAACCACCCAAAACGAGCAAGCTCAACAAAGTTTGTCTCAGTTCCTGAGCTTATGCGTGAGGCATACCTTGAGCTTGGCCATGAGGTGGATCACGACTACGTGCGTAGCAGCACCGATCTATCCCGCTACGACAAGGTGTTCCTCTATATGTACCCGTTGGACCATAACGCGGTGCATCCAGAAGGCCCTCAGAGGGTTTTGTGCGAGCGTATGGATGCTATCATTTGCCTGGATGATTGGTCCTTCCAAAAGATCATGCCATCATGGCAAGAGGTGATAGATCCTGATGATTTGAGCCAGCATATTTGGGTGGCGCCGCTGTTTCCATGGGGTGATACCGCGCAAATGGGGTTGGAGGTCAACACAATTAAGGCATGGGATCCATCGCCGTTGTACGTATTGCCAGGCTGCCATCATCATGCCTGGCCGCGTAGAAAGTCCGAATGGTATAACGCATCATTGTCAAAGGACGCGCATGAGTGGGCAGCACAGCAAAACTTATCATGGCCAGTTTATGGTGTTGGCGGAAAAGCACTCGGACAGCCACGTCTCCTTGAAAGTGACGTTGTTTGGGCCTACGGGGAATATAAAGGCGTTCTTTGTCCGGCTTATGCCCATGCAGGTTGCGGATGGTGGCGAGTCCGTTACTTGCACGCTGCACACGCCGGGGCACTCCTTGGCGGCGATCCTAAAGAGCTTGGAATGATCGGGCCTGCCTATAGCCATACGCTAAAAGAGTTAGAAGCCATGTCTAACGAGCAACAACAAAAGCTTGTGGCTGAACAAATTCTTAGTTTGCGGCATGCTACAAAGCCTGAAACGCTTAAACAGCTTGAAAGTATTCTGCTATGATCATTATTCTTGAAGGCCCTGACGGAGGTGGCAAAACCACATTGGCTGAGACATTGCGTGCGCAATTGCAATCCAATCGCATGACACATGTCATTAAGCATGGGCCTTATAAAGGCGTTGGCAGTGAAGATCTTTGCAAAATGTATTTTCGGTCAATGTCGCAGGCGTTAACCTATGACGATAACGTTATCATGGATAGATCTTGGCTGTCCGAGCCTATCTATGGTCGTGTGTACCGTGATGGCACAAGCAGGATTGACATGCCTCGTCGTCGCATGTTGGAAAGAGTTGCACTTGCTCGAGGCGCCGTTGTCATTCATTGCCAACCTGACTTTGAGCTTTGTGCTGAAACTTTCAAAGCGCGGCAGCCTATTGAATACCTTGACAACTTGGAACAGCTACGAGACGTGTATGATGAGTACGAGCAACTTGCGCAGCAAACTTCCTTGCCAGTAATACATTATGACTACAACTCTGGGACACTCAGCGACTTGCTTCATCAGCTGAATGATAAGTCCACCATCAATAGATATTCTGGAGGTGGCTGTTTTCGTGAAGGCAACATCTTAATGCTATGCGACAAAGGCCCACGTGCCAATGTGCGCCCTACCGCAGCTGTGGTGCCTTTCATCAACTTTCAAGACAACGATGGGCCTAGCAGAATGCTGGCGGAAACATTGGAGCGTGAAGGCATTGCCGAAAGCAATATCTATTGGATTAATACACAAACGTACCAAGGCACACCTACAAACCCAAGCTTTGTTTATGCGCTAAAGCCTAGCAAAATTTTTGCCCTAGGCAATAACGCGTATGCATGGGCGTTAAACAACGACATCAACGCGTATAAGTTGCCACCGCCTTTGTATCATATGCAAAACTTTCCTAACCAACCGTACCACATTCTCGAGGCCGACTATGGAAATTCAAATTAATACTGAGGAAGAGCTCATACATCTTTATCGTGTCTTATCGGCGCAAGGCGAATGGACCTCACCACGAGGCGAGGACTGCCTTGAGCTGGAGAACTTTACCTATGTATGCCGGCCTCGCATACGATTCAACGCATTCCAAGGCCGCGAGCTTAATGTGCCCTACATTAAACGCGAAATGGCGTGGTACATCAACGCCGATCCCTTTGACACATCCATCGCACAACATGCTGCGCAATGGGGAAAGATTGTGCTCAACGGCAAGCTTAATAGCAACTATGGTAGCTATTGGTTTGGTCCATACGGTGTTAAGTTTATTATCAACACGTTAAAGAATGACCCCTGGTCTCGTCGTGCAGTAATTCCCATGTACGGCTCGGACGTAGATCACATGGACCCTGAGGCAAAAGATGTACCTTGCACATTGGCCATCGAATTTCGCATTCGCAGCAACAAGTTACACATGCATGCAATCATGCGAAGTCAGGACATTCTTTGGGGCATGGCCAATGATTTGCCTACATTCTCATTTTTGCAAGAAATCGTTGCAGCCCTTCTTGGCATTGACATGGGCAACCTAACCGTTACCGCGGGGTCGTTCCACGTGTACAAGTCTCGCCTACGAATGTTTGATAACATCTTGGCCAGCAATAAGTACACGCCTTTGCTAAACCGCCCGCCAGTCATACAGCAAGACGAGGCAAATTGCTTGATTGAGAAGTGCATTGATCCTACGTATGCCTTTTCACGTTGGCTACTTGATGTATAATTCACGTGTGGCAAGGCCACAAATTTTTGACCTTTGAAAGGAAGTGTAGTATGACAAGTCGCATTAGATGGACCGAAGCTGAACGTGACGCTGTTCTTGCGCAGGCCATTGTTGAGTTTCACAAAAACGCAGCATCAGGCTTGGAAGCCTTACGCGTTGCACAAAGAAAAGTATTGCCTATTTCCCGTCAGCGAAGCTTGCATAGCCATTCTGCAGCACATGAGGATGTAAAACGCCTTGCAGCCTTGTATAGAGCAAGGCTCAGTTCATTGCTAAACACGCCGCCTAAGGAAACACCTACGGCTGCAGAGCCTGCACCTCCAGTGCACATTGATGCACCTTCAGTGCACATTGATGCACCTCCAGTGCACATTGATGCACCCGTCGAGCCAACTCTTGATGCAATGGTGGCAAGCATCGCAAAGCGTGTAGCATTAATGCTTGTGCAAAGCATTAAGCACGAAATCAAGGAGCTTGAGCATTCCTTTAGCTTACCAAAGCATGACCCGACTTATGCCACCATACATAAGCAGCAACCACACGTTGTAATTGTAGGTCTATTGCAAGACCAGGCGCATCTCATAGAGCGTGAGTACGGAAAAGACTACGCATTTAAGTTCATCAGGGCCGAGGACGCAAAGCATGCAAGCATTCCAACAGCGTCGGCATACCTACTTATGAAGTCCTTTATTAGCCATGCCGTCTTTGATAAGTACCAAAAGCTACCGCAGCACGTACTAATTGATGGCGGCATG